CATTGCGGCGTTGAAGATGGTCGGAAAATGGATGGGTCTTGAAACCCCCAAACCAAAGGAAGAGGCGCTAGTAATACGACGTATTATGTATGTCGGTGAGCAAGCCTTGAAGCAGGCGGGCACGAATCTTGACGAATGGGGCGCAGTTGCCACACGTTCTCAAAAGCGTCTAAAACAATCAACCGCCATTGATGTTTAATATATGAACGAGTTGCCCGATTGCATTAAATATGCGCTTGAAGCTACTGTTTACCACAAAACCCAACCTGAAACACCCGGCATAGTTACCGGGATTTGTTTTTATTCAGGCGGATATATGTATGAGGTTACATGGGGGCCGACGCAAAGCAGTAAATGCTATGAGTTCGAACTGACCGCACAAAAGGGGTTTGTGATTGTTGAATAATATACTCGATGGCAGACACGGCACTTATCGACGGCAAAGAGCGGGTAGAGATAGCATGGGAGGCCATCCCCGGCTCTCAAGAGCTTGCCGTGACGTGTCCAGCCCATGAAGTGCTCTATGACGGCTCTCGCGGTCCCGGCAAGACGGATGCTCAAATCATGCGCTTCAAGTCTCTTGTGGGCAAGGGATACGGTCAACACTGGCGCGGGGTAATACTAGATAGGGAGTATAAAAGCCTTGATGATATTGTTGCCAAGAGCGAAAAGCACTTTTTCAAGTTTGGCGATGGGGCGCAGTTCAAACGCTCGAAGGGGGATTATTGCTGGACGTGGCCCACGGGCGAAATGCTTTTCTTTCGGCAGATCAAGCGCGAATCGGATTACATGAAGTTTCACGGGCAAGAGTTCCCGTTTATCGGCTTCAACGAATTAACAAAGTATCCAAACCGAAAGATATATGACCTAATCAAATCCTGTAATCGTTCGGGTTTCATTCCTGAGAAGCACACGGCACGAAACCCGGACGGCACTTATGCCACGGAGGACGGCAAGCCGCTTCCTGAAATCCCGTTGCAGATGTTTTCCACAACAAACCCTTGGGGGCCGGGTCATTCGTGGGTAAAGGCCGAGTTTGTTGATGATTGTGATCCGGGAGAAGTTCGCAAAACTACAATCAACGTATTCAATCCACGCACGCGACAGCGGGAAAACATTATACGAACTAAAGTGCGCCTTTTCGGAACCTACAAAGAAAACATCTATCTTGCTCCTGAGTATATCGCGAACCTTGAGGCCGAAACGGACCCAGAGCGCCGAAAGGCGTGGTTGTTGGGCGATTGGAACATTCGTGCGGGCGGCATGTTCAACGATTTGTGGAAAGAGCACGTTCATATCATTGATGATTTTTCAATTCCGAAAGGCTGGTATGTTGACCGCGCTTTTGACTGGGGCAGTTCGCATCCTTTTTCTGTGGGTTGGTATGCGCAGGCCAACGGTGAGTCAGTAATACTCAATAATGGCAAGAAGTTTACGCCCGTTAGAGGTTCGCTGATTCGTTTCACCGAATGGTATGGAACAAGCGGAGGCGTTAATGAAGGCGTCAAAATGAGCGGCCCCGACATTGCAGCGGGTATCCTTGAGCGAGAGCAGGCGATGCTAAAAGAAAAGATCGTTCAAGTTGTTCCTTCCGCTGGCCCGGCAGACGGTCAAATCTTTCAGGAACGCGAGGCAGACGTTGCCACAATCGGTTCGAAGATGGCAGAGGAAGGCGTTGAATGGCTGGCGGCTGACAAAGGAGCCGGAAGCCGCGTCAACGGCTGGCAACTCGTTCGCGACATGCTCCAAAACGCAATAAAGGGGGAAGGTCCGGGATTATACTTTACGCGATCATGCAAGTTTGCTAGGAAATTCATGCCGGATACCCCACGCGATGAAGAAAACCCCGACGATGTTGATTCCGAAACCGAGGACCATTTGCAAGATGAACTTCGGTATCGTGTGCTAGACGCTTCCCGCAAATTGACCAAGGGACTAAAAACAAGACACGCAACTTAGAAAATATACATTATGCCAGTTACTTCAAAACACCCCGACTTTGTTAAGCGCGAAAAAGATTACGCGTTGATTGATGATTGCATTGAAGGCCAACGAAAAATCAAAAAGGAAGGCGAAGCCTATTTGCCCCGCCCGAATCCCGAAGACGATAGCGATGAAAACGCGGCCCGGTATGCAGCATATAAAAAGCGGGCGGTGTTTCATGGTGTTACCGGACGCACAGTAAACAACATGGTCGGCCAATGCTTTTCCGTTGAGCCGGTTCCCACGATGCCCGATTCCATGTTGCCTTGGTTGGAAGACATTGACGGCTCCGGCGTGAGCGCCACGCAACAAGCAAAGCGCGCTTTGGGCTATGTCGTTTCAAAGTCCCGCGCCTTTCTTTGGGTGGACTACCCCAAAACCGCCGCGCCGGTAAGCCAAGCGGACGCAGAAGCCGGAGCCATTCGGCCCCGCGTCATTCTCTGTCACCCTAGCGAAGTGATTAACTGGCGCGTCATGCAAGAAGGCGCGAAGGTGAAGCTTTCACTTGTGGTCATTCGGGAATCCTACATTGCAAATGACGATGGTTTTGAAGCTACCTTTTTGGAGCAATACCGGGTCTTACGTTTGAAGGGCGGAACCTACTTCGTAGAGGTTCACCGGCCCGGCGACAATGGCAACGTGTCAATTGAGAGCGTGCAACCGCTGGATGGAAAGGGCCAGCCGTTTATGGAGATTCCTGCTACCTTCATCGGCGCGGAGTCAAACGATGCCAATGTTGAAAAGCCGTTGATGCTTGATATTGCAAATTTGAACATCGCGCATTACCGAAATTCGGCGGATTATGAGGAGGCCGTGTATATGCTAGGCCAGCCCACGCCCTACCTTGCCGGGCTTTCCGATGGATGGATTGACAAACATATGGGTGGTGGAATTTATCTAGGCTCTCGTGAGTGCATCGCGCTCCCACAAGGGGCAACGGCGGGCATGCTTCAAGCTTCGCCTAACACACTCCCCAAAGAGGCCATGGACCAAAAGGAAGCCTTGATGCAGGCGCTAGGCGCGAAGCTGGTGGAGAAAAGCGAGGTTGCAAAGACGGCCACGGAAAGCGGTATCAATGAAGCGTCTGAAACATCTATCCTAGCTTCCTGTTGCTCGAATGTTTCGGCGGCTTACGGGCTGGCGCTTCGATGGGCGGCGCAGTTTGGCAACATCGAAACAACCGAACCCGACAAAGATATATTGTTTGAACTTAACACCGACTTTGCCATTTCGCGCATGACCCCGGACGAAGTGAACGCAACGCTTTCGGCCTACAACGGCGGACTTATCACGTTTGAAGAAGCCCGCGACAAACTCAAAAACGGCGGTATGGCTTACCTCAGTGATGAAGACGCCAAGGACCAATTGCAAGAGCAAGCGGACGCAGACTTTCAGAAGGCGCAGCAAGAGCTAAAGTCCCAAACAGACGAAGCGATGAGGCTTCAGCAATCGAAGACCCCCGTTGACCCCAATAATCAAGCGCCTACCGCGTAATATATTATATGGCAACGCCCATTGACATAGCAACGCGCCAACAAGTCTACTTAGAACGCCTGAAGGCCGGACACGTCCGCAACTGGAAAGGCGTTCAAGTCGAACTGCGCAAGCGTGTAAAGGCCGTCCTTGATGCGCTTGAAATTGAGGATTTGCAGGAGCTTGACCGCAAAGAGCTTCAAAAGGTTTTGGCAAGCCTACGTTCGGCCATGGTGGACGTGACGGCCCCCGCTATGGAGGACTTCATTGGCAACCTTCCGGGAATTGCAGAGTATGCGGCGCGACTCGAAGCTACCTCGCTCGCTAAACTTGTGGCAAACCCTCCCAAGTTCGCCACGCCTACCGCGAAACTTGCCTACAAGGCGGCACTTGAAAATCCAGTGCAAGCGACGGGTGAAATGATGCCCGTCATGATTAAGGATTGGCCGGTTCGTGACGCAATGCGGGTTTCAAACCTAGTTCAAAAGGGATGGGGGCAAAACCTTACGTTGCAAGACATGATCAAGCAGGCGTGCGGCACGAAGGCGCAAGGCTACACGGATGGCTTTCTTGATGTTTCACGCCAGCACGCGGGAACAATAATCAACACTTCTATTCAGCACACGGCGAACGCGGCGCGAATGGAAGTTTGGGAAAACAATGGCGATATTATTCAGCGTTACCAATGGTTATCGACCCTTGACCGCCGAACAACCGCGCAATGCAAATCTCTTGACGGTCGCACGTTCGAACCCGGCAAAGGTCCAATGCCGCCGATCCATCCAAATTGCCGGAGCACTACCGTTGCCGTGCTTGGCAAGGAGTGGGATTTTCTGGACGAAGGCGCGACACGGGCAAGCAGCGGGCCTAATCCCGGATACGTTGACGCAAACCTTAATTATTACGATTGGCTGAAAACACAACCGGCCAATTTCCAAGAGACGGCGCTAGGACCGACACGGGCAAAGCTTTTCCAGAGCGGAGGCTTGACCCCCGAACGGTTTGCAGAGCTTAATCTTGGACGAGACTTTGAAGCCTTGACACTTGACGAAATGCGGGCGATTGAACCCGATGCGTTCGCCAAAGCAGGGCTTTAGCAACAAACAACAACAAACACGCAGTAATACCAAGGAACCGAAATGAAAATCACGAAAACCGACTATGAAGCTTTGCCCGCTTCGCTAAAAGCAGCCTTTACCAAAATCGAAGGCTCCGAAGATTACCACAACGGCGAAGAAGACGCGGCTGGCCTCAAAGCCGCGCTAAAAGCGGAGAAAGAAGAGAAGGCCGGGGTCAAGGCGAAGCTTGACGGCTTCGAAGTCGCCAAGGCAAAGGAGCTTGAAGAGACCCGCAAAAAGGCGCTCGCGGACGCCCGCAATAGCGGCGACATCAAAGCCGTCGAAGACGATTACAAACGCCAAATCAACGAACTGAAAGCCGCGAACGAACAGGCCGCAAAAGACGTTGAGGAGCGGACAAAAGGTGAGGTTGTAAGCAAACACGTCGAAAACATCGCAAAGATGTTTGTTTCCCCCGCGCTCGCCAAAGCCTTCATCAAATCCCGCTTAACCGCCGAACTTGTGGACGGTCAACCAATTGTGCGCGTGCTCGGAAAAGACGGCAAAGCGTCCGCTCTCAGCGTGGAGGATTTGAAAAAAGAATACTTGACAGATGGGGAATTAAAGTCTTCCTTGGTCGCGTCAAGAGCAAGCGGCGGCGGGTCCGGGCATGCTCCTACCAACGGCGGGACCGGGGTTGACAATGACAAATTCGACGCGGCGAAAGCCAGTCCGAAAGAATTAGTTGCCCGCCTTGAAGCAAAGGGCATCGGTTCGGAGGATTTGGAATAACGACGCGGAAACGCAGATCATTAACCAATAATCCGAAATAATACTATGTCTCTCAGCGCCCTTAAGGTCTTTTCGCAATACGCCAAAGGTTCCATGACTGAAGTTCTGCTTCAGCAAGTTGACCTTTTCAACGCCGCCACTTCTGGCGGAATTACCCTCGTCGTTAAACAAAACGACGGCGATTTCTCTGACTTCTCCTTTTGGAAGAAGCTTGAAGGAATTGTTCGCCGTCGCAACGCCTACGGGACCGGCACCGTTAGCGCATTGAGCCTTGAGCAATTGCTTGACACGTCCGTCAAAATTGCGGCGGGCACTCCCCCGGTCAACATCCCCCCTTCCGAAATGAAGTGGATTCTGAAAGACCCCAAGGAGAGCGCCGCCGTATATGGGCAGCAACTCGCCAAGGGCCAGATGGCCGACATGCTCAACGCGGCCATTTCCGCCGTCCGTGCGGCACTCGTGCAAAACGGCGTGGCGACCTACCTCGACGCCAAAACCGGAAAATATACGTGGATCACCAACAATTCGGCAGCCGCGAAGTTTGGCGACCGCGCAAGCAATCTTGTCTGCAACGTCATGCATTCGAAGGTTTATTTTGACGTGATTGAAGGCAACCTTACGAACGCCGCAAACCTGTTCACCTTCGGCGGCGTGCGGATTCAAGCCGATCCTATGGGCCGTCCCCTTGTGATTACGGATTCGCCGGACCTCATCAACCCCACAGGCATCGTTGCAACCGAAGGTAGCGAAGTCCCCTCGTATTACTCGCTTATGCTGGTTTCTGGCGCGGTCTCCGTCAACGACAACGGCGACTTCGAACAGAACATTGAGACGAAGAACGGCGGCGAAAATATCGAACGCACCGTGCAAAGCGAATGGTCGTTCAACCTTGGCGTCAAGGGCTTTGCTTGGGACAAAACCAACGGCGGCAAATCCCCCACCACGGCGGCGCTCGGAACCGGCACGAATTGGGACAAATACGCCAGCGACACCAAAGACCTTGCGGGCGTCGTGATCGAAACCAAGTAAGTTTTCGTTCCGCTTCGTTGTTGTGCCATGGCGGGGCGGTTCCGAACAAAAAGGAGCCGCCCCGTTTTTCATAACCACAAGTATTATACAATATGAAAGCCATTTTATTTTTCGTAGCTGCCGGAATTGTTTCGGAAGCCAATTGCAAAACAGCGGACGCCATTGCCAAAGAAACCGGAAAACGCGTCGTGTTCCGTAATGCATCGTCCGCTGAACAAACCAGTGAACGCCCGGAACCCAACGACGGCGTTGCCGGTGTCGTTCCGTCTACCTACAAAGCATTCCCGCGTTACGATGATGCCGGGAAGCTCGCAAGCGAAGGCGAAGTTACCACGGAGGACGCCCCGGAACAGGCGCTCAACGCCCTAGGGTTGCCTGAAGGTCATCCCGACGATAAGGAGGGGCTGAAAGCCGCACTCGCATCCGAAGGCGTGGACTTCCATCCAAACACTGGAATCAACAAACTCGTGGCGCTCTATAAAGAGCAATTCAACATCGAAATCCCGGAATAACATCATGCAAAAAATCCTTTTCTTTACCGCAACCCCGTAAACATCAACCTTCAACACTGGTAATACTGAATATGGCTCTTGTAATTGAAAATGGTTCCTTGGTTGCGGGCGCTACCTCATACGCCAGCGTTTCGGAGGCGCGAGCGTATGCCGCCGCTCGCGCCTCCACCCTCCCCGCCGAAGATAGTGCCGTTGAAGCGGCCTTGATTGTGGCAATGGATTATATCGAATCTTTCCGGGATGATTTTCAAGGCATGAAGGTTGACCCGCTCGAACAGCCCTTGCAATGGCCCCGTGCGGGCGTAAGAATCGACGGAGCGGCGCTACCGTGCACGAGCATCCCCAAGGAACTGAAAGCGGCACAGTGCCAGCTTGCGATTGAGAGCGCCGGGGGTCTGGATTTGATGCCTACCGGCGACGGTCGCGACAAAATCCGGGAAAAGCTTGACGTGATTGAAACCGAATGGGCACCCGGAAGCGGCGGAAGCGACCAACCCTTTCTTTCCAAAGTTCGCGCGCTCATGGTTCCGCTTTTTCGAAGTGGCGAAGGTCGTCTAAAAGCGATTCGTGGTTAATATCATGGACTACTCAAAAAGCGCCGATGCTGCCTTGAAAATAATCAAGGAAAATGGCCGAGAATATGCAATCTCCCGCTCCCGGCCCGTGTTCGATGATGTCACCGGAGAGCCGGTGGAATCTTCGCCCGTATCCGGGACGCTTAAGGCCGTGATCCTGCCGCGCTATAAAGGGATGGTGTTTAACGAAATGGACAATGCTTTGAAAGAAGCAATCATTGCAGGCAAGGCCCGAACCGTGCTTGCCGCCGCGAAAGGTGTTGCCTTTGCTCCCGAAGCCCTTGACGAAATAACAATCAACACCTCCCAATGGGTTGTCGTTGGTTGTTCTGAACTGAACCCGGCAGGAACCCCAATTATTTACACAATTGGGGTTGTGCAAAAATAATGCGCCATGGCTGAAATAGATTTTACCGGATTCGCAAATAAGACGCTGCAACGTGCGGACGTTTTAATTCGTGCGGTGGGAATCAAAACTTTTAACGCCGTGATTCGGGATACGCCCGTGGGTGATCCTGATTTGTGGAAAGGCTCTACCAAAGACGCTAAGGGACGCGGCAAAGGGCCGGAGGGTTACGTTGGGGGCCGTTTGCGCGGCAACTGGCGTTGTTCCCTCGCGATGCCGGACACAACGACATTCACGGCTCCAAAGGGCGGTAACAAAAATGGGAAAAAGAAAACCGCGAAACAAGCCCGCGTTGAATACAAAAACTTTCCCGACGCTAACACCGTGCTTTCGAGTGTGAACGAAGTTTGCCAATCTGCCACGCGCAAAAATGTTTTATGGCTTGCTAATTCGCTGCCCTACGCTCATCGGGTAGAATATGAGGGATGGAGCCGTCAAGCGCCTGAAGGAATGGTTCGGCGCAACGTGGCGAGAATTCAAAAAATTATATCGGGAGAACTTCGCAAAATTAAAGGTGTATAACATATGAGCCAAGCAAAAATAGAGGAAGCCTTGCGAACCGCATTTCTTGCCGCGCTTCCCGCCGCCGTAAATAATACAGCTTTCGAAAATCAACTGTTCAATCCCGAAGGCCGGGCGAAATGGTTTGTGTTTAATTGTTTGCCGAACGTCCCCGAAGTTGCCACGCTCGGAAGCGCCGGGCAAGATTCGTTTGACGGTATAGCGCAGATTGATATTAACATCGGTTTGGGGCAAGGTAAGCAAGGAATTGAGGCGGACGTTGAAGCCTTGAGAAAAGCATTTCGAGCGGGCAATCGTTTGATTCGCGACAACGTAAGCGTGACTATCAAATCTTGTGGTAGAAACGGATCGGGCCGAAAGGCGGACGCATTCTATCGTTATACATTAACAATTTCATGGGAAAGTCGGATAACTCGCGGTTATGTTTTGGACTTGACGGGGACAAGTTTTGATGTTGACGCCGGGGGTAATTTGTTGGTTACATACGGGGAACCCTTAGAAGGCGCAAGTTTTGCCCTGAGTGGTGACGATTTATTTTTCCTTTACAATTATCCAAACGTCCCTCCGAAACTAGAAATAAACAACAACGGGGAATTGATTTTAACCACTTAATATCATGACGATTTCAAATTTAGGAAATGTTCGGGGGCCACAAGGAATTCGAGGCGAAGTTGGGCCGAAGGGGGATCAAGGTGACCGTGGCGAAGCTGGAGCACAGGGAATTCAAGGGCAAGCTGGATTGAAGGGGGATGCCGGAGCAACTGGCCCGAAAGGCGATACTGGGGAGACTGGTGCGCAAGGTGAGTCCGCCAGCGTGGCATACGTTCCTAAAAATTCAAACTTCGTTGCCGAAGTCGGTAAATCTTATTCAGTTGACACAAGCGGCGGCATGGTTTCCGTAACATTGCCGGTAACGCCTGCGCAAACTCCGATGGTGTTTGCCGACGCGCAAAAAACGGGCGGAATAAATCCCGTTCGGTTGTTGTATAACGGCACCAATAAAATTGAAGGCGTTGCTGAAGATTTTGACGGTGATCTATCCGGGGAAAAATTAACGGTGTTGTTTGTGGGTGGTCAACTAGGCTATGCAGTTTATGACAACTAAGGCGTCAGAGATTTTCAGAAACGCACGAGTTGCAACGGATTTATTCTCTCCGGCGCAAGTTGTCGTGCCGACATTTAAAAAACTGACAGGTTCGCTAGGTGCCTATTCGGTCGATGCGAGCAATCTAGGTTTGACCCATTTGACCGCTTTAGGGGTAGGAGCGGTACAGCAGATTGCGGCAATAAATCAGCAACTTCCAAGTAGTGGAAATTGCAGTATCAACCTGAGTGGAAACAAGTTGGATTACGATTCTTGCCTTCGAGTTTTGCAGGCCGCGCTTTGGTTCGCTACATATAATAGTCCTTCGCTAAACCTAAGTGGTGGAGATATGGCAATTATCCCTCAGCAGACAATTACAAAGTTTACTTTCCCAGATGAAGCTGGGGGCATTCCTATTGTTCCCATGGTGCCGAGGATAGTCACTTACACCTTCCCGGACGAAGTGGGCGGGGAGGATGAATACGGGACTGGAAGCAATTACCAAAATGCGGCGGTGGACTTAGGCTCATACGGAATCACGAATTTTTGGAATAGCGGATTGGTGACTCAAGGTGGTAACACCGGGACCGAAATTGCCGCAAATGCCGCCCAAGTAATTAGCAATGCACAGAATCAGAGCACGTATGAAAGTGCGTTTGCCGTTGAACGCGCGGACAATGTTCTGACGGTTACATATTCCGGGATTGATTTAGGTGGTAATACCTACTGGATCAATCCGATTCTGACCGATCCTGTTGTGTCTACTGTGGTCAATGCGGGCGCTCCCGAAGTCCCCGCCAACATGAGTCAAAGCAACTACTCCAGCTTAGGAGTAAATTTCTTTAATTCCGATAACTTGCAAGGTTGCGTGACAACTGACCCTTCAACCTTTGCTTCGTTTTATCCGGGAACAGCCGCGCTATTGATTCCCGGAATGTCAGGGGCGGATGCTGCTAGCGCTATCGGCACTGCTCTTTCTTACGTGTTTGGTGGCTACGGGTATAGCTTTGCTCCAGTCCCCGGAGAGTCCAATGCCTTTTTTTCTTATGCCTATCCGAATGCATCGGGTCTTCCATCCTTTCCCGCGCCAGCTTCAGTAGAAACTATTGTTTCACCACCCGGAGAATTACTAACTCTTCTGAGCAACGGATGGACGGTATCAACCAACTTCTAATCATTATGCCACTCGAAATCAAAACTCCCACGTTCAATCAATCCCCTTCAACCAAGTGCTGGCGGTTAGTTTACAAAGCCGATACCAAAAAGATTACTCTGCTTTCCGAATTGGAAGGCATCACCCGCACGATGGACCCGTTGTTTTGCTCGCTGACAAAAGATGAGTGCGATGCCGAAATTGCGCGCTTGGGTCTTGTAAAATAATATTTAATAGGAAACAATCCAAACCTTAACTAGAAACATACATATATGTCCGACGCCGCCCGCCACGCCGCTTTTTACACTCCCGAAACCGTTTATGGGGAAACGCCCGCAACGCCCCCATTCAAAGTCATTCGGCACACCGGAATGACGCTAGGGGTTCAACGGGGTTCTCTCCAATCTGAGGAACTTCGCAAAGATCGTCAAATCTCCGATTTTCGCCTTGGCGCAATTTCGGTTGCCGGTGACATTTCAACCGAACTTTCCTTTGCTTCCTTCGACGATTTTCTCGAAGGCGTGACAATGGGGACGTGGACGCCGAAGGCCACGAAAACAGCTTCGACGATTTCCGCCGCGTCTTCCGATTCCAGTTTCAGCGACTCCGGCAACGGCTTCGTAACGGCGGGCTTCCAAGTTGGCGATATTGTGAAAACGTCCAGCTTCACCAATGCCGCGAACAACGGAACTTTCCGCGTTGCGTCCGTCGCTGCCGGTAAAATCACAGTCACGGACCCGGACGAAGGTGCCGTTGTTCTTGTGATCGAAGCCGCTGGAACGCCGCGAACCGTTGCCACAACTGAAACCGTTTTGAAGGCCGGGACAACCCGCCGCTCGTTTTCGGTTTTGCGCCAATACACGGACATTGACCCGACCGGCGAAGGCTGCCCGTTCCATCTGTTCAAGGGCATCGAATTCAACACGCTGGCACTTTCCGTCAACCCCACGGCCATTGTTACCGCCGTATTCGGTGTGTTGGGTCGCGAAGGCGTCACACCGGCCAATACCGCGCCGGAAGGCTCTACGTTCGGCACCGCGCTCGCCACGACCCCATTGGATGCGTTCACGGGCGAACTGAAAAGCGGTAGCTCCGTTGTCGGAACAGTCACGGAATTCTCAATCAGTCTTGAGAACGGTTTGGAAGCCCGCAACGTGGTCGGTTCCAAGCTTACGTTGAAGCCGTCCGTGGGGCGCTCCAATCTCACCGGGTCCGCAACGGTATATTTTGAGGACGCTTCGTTTGTGAAAAAGTTCATCAACGAAGAGGATTCTTCGCTCTCGATTGAACTGCCGGACGGCGCGGGCAATTCCTATATTGTGTCAATCCCCCGCTTCAAATTCACGGGAGGACAGCCGGACGTTTCCGGGCAAGGTTCGATCACCCTTTCAATGCCCTTCCAAGCGATTTTGGATCAGGCTACGGGGTCGAACATCGTGATTAGCCGAATCCCCGCAATTGCGTAATGGCGGCAACCGTTAAGCAATAACCATCAACAACCAAGGAACACAAAATGACTCGTCAAAAAACTCCAAAAAAAGCAAACGCACCCGCTGAACTTCCCAAGCCCGGCATGGGTGCGTTTGCTACGCGGGAAAAGGCCAACGAAGGACACACCCTGCCGCTTTACACGGCAACAGGCGAATTGACGGCACATTGGTTGCGCGTTCGCGGTATCGACTCCGACACGTTCCGCGCTGAAAAAAACAAACAAACGCGCCGCCTTTCCGAAATTGTTGAGCTTCCCGAAGAAGAACGCTTCGCCGCCGTGGTTGATGCTACGCTTGAAATGCGGGCCGCGCTGGTGGCGGGGTGGTCGTTCGATGAACCTTTCAATCCTGAAAAAGTCAAAGAGTTTCTTCGCGAGGCTCCGCAAATTGCCGACAAGATTGACGAGTTTGCAAGTCGCCGGGCTTTTTTTTTCAAGATGCCGCCAAGCGACTTGACGCCTATGCCGAATTCGTCTTTGGGCTAAATCGCCCGGCCTCCAAAGATTCAAAGATCAGCAAAAGGGAACACTTTGAACAGGTTCAAAAAAGCATTCGAACCGCACGAAAAAATTCCGGCTACAATCAGCCGGAACTTATCGCGCCGGAGTTCCCGGAAGGGCTGGCCTATTTGTGGGCATGGTATGCGAACGACTTGCAAACGGGCGAGCGGTTGACTTGGCAGGAAATACAGTCATGGTCAACAGTCTGCAAAAAAGACGTAACCGAGACGGAAGCTAAACTTATTCGCAACCTTTCTTTTATACATCATCGCATAATAAATAGCCCGCTACCATGACCGAAGACATAACATCATTGCAGATTAAGATTCTCTACGACTCCGTAGAGACGGCGGAAAAGCGGTTGAAGCTTTTGGAGCAGACGGGCACAAATACCGCAAAGGCCGTTGAAGGGTTTGGCGGCAGCGTTGGAAATAGCCTAAAATCGCTCTACACGTTCGCTACGGGTTGCGCGGCTGTAACTGCCGCCGTGGTGGCGCTTAAGGCGATTGTTTCCAAAACGGCAGAGTTCCAAAAGTTAAAAGCCATGCTGGAAACGGCAACCGGCAGCACGGCAAATGCAGCGGAGGCTTTTGAGGCGTTGCAAGATTATGCAACATCAACACCGTCAAGTTTGATTGAAGTCACGCAGGCTTTCATTAAGCTGGCAAACTATGGTTTAACCCCTTCAGAGAGGGCTTTGAAATCATACGGCAATACTGCATCGGCACTTGGTTCCACTTTGCAAGAAATGGTGGAAGCGGTGGCAAAGGCAACGTCCGGTGAGTTTGAACCGCTGAAAAAATTTGCGGTTAAAGCCAAGAATAACGGCGACACAATTACCTTTAGTTTTCGCGGGGTTTCCGAAACGGTAAAAAATACTACCTCCGATATTGAAAACTATTTCATGAAATTGGGCGAAAAGAATTTCGCCGGAGCCATGGAAAAACAAATGAACACCCTAGGGGGTCTGTTCTCAAATTTCGGGGATGAGTGGGATAAATTACTTAATAATATCGGTTCCAACGGATTGGGCGACGTTGTAAGCGACGGCGTGAAGGTTGCGATGGGTGCAATTGCCGATTTAAATTCAAAGCTCAAGAGCGGAGAACTTCAGGCAAATCTTGATTCGTGGGCGGTCGGATGGATTGACTTAGGACACACGGCCAAAACGTCAATGATCGACATGGCGACGGAGTTCGAAAATGCGACTTCAAAAATGGATCGGGACGGCGAAGGCTGGTTGTCCAAATTTAAAACCAGTCTCAAAGAACTTCCCACAAACATTAAGATGGAGGTGGGGGCCGCTGCCGCTTGGGTTGCACAAGCATTTGAGAAAATGGAAAATGCGGCCACTTACGGGTTACAAGTAAAACTCGCAAATGGCGACTTCGACAAAATCAAAGCTGCCCAAGCCCAACTTTCGGAAAAAAACGCAAATGCCGAAGCCGGAGCACAAAGCGAGTATGATAAAATTTTGGCCGATTACGAAGCTACCATTGCAAAGTCAAAGGAACTATCGGAAGACGCAAAACGCGCGGCGGCTGATTCGTATTTCGATAGTCTGAACGATGCTGAAAAAAAATCAAAAGAGCGCCTTGGGCAATTTAGAGTTGCTGGGGATGGCACCGATCAAACAACGAAAATCAAGAAGAAAAAGCCGGAGAAAGACCCCGAAGACAGCCAATGGGAAACTCTGAAACGCCAACTTGAGAACCAAGAGGGGCTTGTGCAAGAGTCCTACGAGAAGCGTCTCGCGCTTATCGAAAAATACACGGATGAGGGAAGCGAATATCAAACAACTTTGGAAGTTGCCCTTACAAAGAAAATTGAGGAAGAGGGACTCGCTCGCTTAGAAAAGCAGAAAGAACTATCGGGGAACATGTTCGGTTTATATGAGCAGGAGGAGAACTTGATTCAAGAGTCGTATGACCGCCGAAAAGCAATCATTTTGTCGGCTACTCAACTGACAGAAGACGAAAAAAATAAAATGTTAGAGCAAAGCGAGACTGAGTATGCGTCTCGAATGGCAAAAGCCCGCACAAAACTTGTTTCGGACGCAACCACGTCACTAACGGGCCTGCTTGAAAATATGCAAACTATTTCAGGGGCTTACGGAGAAAGAGCTTTTGCCGTAACGAAGGGTCTTGCTATGGCCGAAGCCGCCGTTAAGGGGCCGCAAGCCGTCCTGAACGCATACACGTCTGGAAACAGCATGGGCGGGCCAATTGTCGGTGCCGTTTATGCGGCAATCGCGGCGGCTGCTACAGCGGCGCAAATCGCCAAAATCAGTTCACAGGAATATTCAGGGGCTTACGCAATCGGCGGCTTGATTCCTGCCGGTAAAACTGGACTTGTGGGCGAGGCTGGCCCGGAGTTGGTTAAAGGCCCGGCAATCGTCACCAGCGCGCAAGCAACGTGGGACAGGTCGGGCGGGGCCAGCGCGGGGACAGGAAACCACACGGAAGTCAACGTAATCAACAACACGGGGGCCGAAGTCACCCAAACGCGCCGCCAAGATGGTAACAAGCAACTTGTGGAATTGATCGTCGGCAAGGTTCGCGAAGGTATCGCGTCGGACATCTCAAAAGGCGGAACGCGAACCTCTCACGCCATCGAAAGCGTTTACAACTTATCCAGAGGACGCCAATAATGATTGACTATCCATTAAATTTTCCGCTGCCGTCAATTGATTTCTCTGGCGGTTTTGAAACGCCAACGATTCGAACCGATATTGACAATGGTATTACTGAACAATACGGAAGGTTTGCCACCGGATGCGAAACGTATAATGTTTCTTGGAAACTTTCGCAAGACGAACTTTCCGTTTTCGAAGAATGGCATTCGGAAACACTGGCGGGAGGCGTTTTAGTTTTCGGGCTGGCGCTCCCGGACGATGGCGCATATTCGATTCAGCCGGTTCGTTTTGTAGGTGGGCAATATGACGTTTCCCACAATCAAGCGTTGTGGTTTACGGTATCGGCGAAGGTTGAAAAATTGACGGTTTCGATTGCTCCCACAAATCGAACACTCCCCGTTCCTCAATGGTCCCGGATTGAGGTTGATCCTACGGACAGTCAAAACTTGACGTTATCGCATCGCAACGCGCGGTTGACCGTGCGGCCCGATGAAGGCTCGCAAACGGCTTTGCGCATCTATCCGCCG